TTTTAAGATTTTTTAGATTTTTATTTTGTTTTTGTTTATTTTTCTTAGCCATTATATATATATTAAAATATTTAAAATATGTAAATAAAAAGAAAATTTATTTTGTACATGTTTTTACAGAGGAAGACATTACTCTACATCCACCCGTACGATAACATCCCATAAAGGGTGTTTCAAACAGTAGGGTAGGACAGTAATATTACGTATTTCCTCCACCAAAATATTGTACTGATCACGACTAATCCCATAACGCGTGCAGGCTTGAGTCTTGCCAAATTCGGTGAGTGGGAACTTACCACTGGTGACATTTTTCCATTCATCTAAAATAGGTTTAACATTATCATCAGGCAATAAACCCCTACAATCAACCAAATGGTTAAGTAACTCACTTAACAAAGGCACGTGATTAGCTTGCATCAATAGCCCTAACACGCAGGATTTCAAATTCAACAAAGCAACCTTGTCATTCTTATCAGTAGTCCAAAAAGTCTTACATAAAACGCGCCCTGGTTTGGGCCCAAACACATTACAAACATTATTTGAAATGTCTTTGGTAACCCAATTGACGCAACTACAGAACTCGAGTGTATCAATGTCACACAAGTCGAACTTGACGTCAAAACCTAAACGTTTATACGTTGCCTTAATGGTGTTAGCTTTAAACATATTTTCTAATCTAATAGCGACTATAACATCGTCGCCCAACACAGCTACTCGACAATTATCGACATCGGTCTTGACATTATTATGATTCAGCACAAACATGGTCGTAGTACCGCTTATAAATGAATTCCCACAACCAGTCACTTGGGAACCACTGGCCCTCTTGTCAAAATCACTAAACTTGATGTGATTACCAAAAGAACCACGTAAATAAACTCCTTCCTCAAGCAATTTAAACTGGTCAGAATCGCAGAAGTCATAAAAATATCTATTTTCAAAATGTTTTCTGCTCTCATCTATACTGGCCTCAAAGGCGGTACAGTCCATCTTGAAAAACATCCATCCAATCATGGACATGTGGCGCGAAATCTCATCGGAATAAACGGCATTGCAATACAGAATAGTCCTGTTATTGCTAAAACCTGACCAAGCATGCTTAAGGCTCTGAGTGGCCGCATATATTGCTGGTCCCAACAAATTATTATATTGCGTGATATACGCACAAATACCACGTGGTTTACCATTTCCGTG